TTACCCGATGATTACGAGGATAATTTAAGAAAATGGTTTCCCCCTGAGATGGTAAAGGCTCTTTTGGATGGAGACTGGGATGCTTTGGAGGGTGGTAACTTCCTTTTCAAATATAACGACCTGAAGAAGGCTATTAACCGTGAACTTGACATCACGGAAGAAGATATCAAGTGGGCAGGGCAAGATATAGCTCGTGAAGGGGATGACAGTTCTGTCTTCACAGTGCGTGAGGGTAATAGGGTTATTTACTCCGATGCTTGGGGTAAAACTGACCTCATGGAGACTACCGGACTAATCCAATTAAAGATAGACAAGTTTGGCATAGAACCAGAAAGGGTAAACCTTGACGCTGTAGCTCTAGGGGCTGGTGTCTATGACAGGTTACGAGAATTAAAAGTAAACGTAAATGCCGTTATCGCTGGTGGAGTCCCAAAGGATACAGAACACTATGTAGATACTAGGGCTGAGATGTATGATAATCTCAGGAAACTATTTGAAGCTGGAACTATCTCAATACCCGATGACCCTGATTTAATCGCTCAGTTATCAGGCACAAGGTTTAAGATTGCCTCTGATAAGAAGTTAAGGATAATATCTAAAGAGGAAATGAAAAGAACCTATCATCTCAAAAGCCCTGATAAGGCTGATTCACTTGCATTGGCATTTTATGAGCCTGCGGTTCACTCGCCTGCTATAAGGTGGTTATAGATGGTATTTAACCATAACTGCTTTCTTAGCTCGTTTTCTAGCCAGTTCTTTTACAACAGCAAGGACACCACCAATGTTAAGATACCAAACAAAAGCTGCGGGGGAAAGAATTACAGGTACTGCGATGACTAAAGCTACTATGATTTGCCATTCCATAATAAGCCTCCTTAATTTATTCTACTTTAACTATACTACTAAGAAGGCTGTTTTGTATAGCGTTTAAATACTTAACTTTGATAAGTAGAAGTGCGTAATTATGAATTATTTAAACTACTGGCGTTTATATGCGAGAATCTTTAATATCAAGATATGCCGTAAGTGTGGCAGAAAACTAGACTTGAATTATAAGAAAAGGCGCAGGGGTAAACTCTGTGCGTATTGTTATGTGGAAGAAGCATTACAGGGGTATTGACATTGATATAGTATAATAAAGAATAGGGGAAGTGTGTAATTAACCTCCCCTACATATTGCAACAGTTGCACAATCTAAAGAGTTCTAGTAAAGGATTCACACTTGCCACCAATTTCGACTATAGTGGGGCTGCCACAGTATTTACACTTAACAAATAAACCCCTTTGTATATAAGACGGTATTCTCTTCCAAGCATACGCTTTCACATTGTGCAATTTACAATCAGGGTTTGCACAACCAAAGTATCTCCAATCCATAGGTTTGTATTCACGTTCTCTTATACCTGATTTAATGCGGGCTTCTGTGATAGCCTCAGAACGATACCAATGCAAATCACTCTTCCATGTTCTAGGGGCTATCTGTTTAAGGATTTGATGAAATTCCTTGCCATGTGAAATAACCCTTGGAAGTCCTAGCCAATTAACCATTAAATGGGCAATTTCATGTCGTGTGGTAGATTTAGCCCGTTCTTTATCAGCAAGCATCCACTTGGGTAAAAGAATTGTAGTAACTCCGATAGCTTTACCCCCAATGCGATGATTCATTTTAGCCATATCTACGGTTACACTTGGCATAGTAGGAAAAGTTTTATCCCTTAACTGGTTAGCATATTTTTGCAGATATTCTCTTGTAGTTTTCATTTCTTTATCTCCTACTAAAAATTATATACTATAAAATCCTATTTGTCAAGTCCTAAAGGGGTTATTTATTGGATATATTAAAAATATTTAAGAAGAAATCAATCCCTAATAGCCCCTACCTTTCTATTGGAGGTTTAATCCCCCCCAGTATGAACCAGGCGGGGCTTCTTAATGCCTATGGGCAAATTGGGTGGCTTCATGCTGTTGTGTTTCGTATTGCTCTGGGCTGTTCCGAGGTTGAGTGGACATTATTTGATACATCGAATTACGATAAACCTAAACAGATATTCAAACACCCTCTTTTAACTCTCTTACATCAGGTCAATCCTTTCCAGACTTCTAATGAATTTATAGCTTTAGATACGATTTACAATGAATTAATTGGTGAGTCATTCTGGGCTTTGAATTTTAATGCTTTAGGAGAGCCTGCGGAGATTATACTTCCCTATCCAAATAAGATGTCTGTAGTGCCTGCGCAGAACTTCCCTTTCGTTAAAGGTTATGTTTATGGCACGGGCGCAGATGCAGTTCCCTTTGATGTAAACGAGATTATACATTTCAAATATCCCAATCCTTTGAATCAGTATAGAGGGTTAGCACCGGCAAGGGCTATTGGGATTAACCTAGATGCCGAACAAAACGCTGACAAATGGGTTAATCAATTCTTCTACAACTCCGCCCGACCGGATGGAGTTATACAGTTTGACTATAATCTTTCTGATGAGCAGTTTGACAAGCTAAAGAAACAATGGTCAGAGAAATACAAGGGCGTTTCAAAGGCCCACCAGGTAGCTTTACTAGAAGGTGGTGGAAAGTATCTCCAAATCCAAAACACCATCAAAGATATGGACTTCCCGAATCTGAAACAGAAAAACAGAGATGTTATTCTAGGCGTATTTGGTATGCATCCAGCATCTTTAGGTTTAACCGAGAACGTCAATAAAGCCAATGCTGAATCTGCGGAATATCAACTAGCCAAGAATGTTATCAAGCCTAGATTAGATTGGAAGAAAGCCAAGATTCAAGAACAGTTAATTCCCAAGTTCAGACGTTCAGGGAATCTACAGATAGGCTATAAAGAAGTAGTAAAAGAAACCACTGACCAGAAGATAGCAATGGCCGAATCTGGTATGAGGGCTGGATATTTAACAGTCAACGAAGCCCGTATCATGCAAGGCTATGACCCTATCCCTAATGGGGATGTTTTGTTAGTGCCTTTGAATCTTATACCTACACCCGTTAGTGGTAAAGTTATATCAAACACGCAGAATGTTCCATCAGGTGGAAAGTCTAGCAGGATTAAACTAACACCTTCAGAATGGGAAGATAATTATGCTGAAGGAACGCCACACTGGGCGATAGATATGAATCCGTCATTGTTTGCTCAGGAGTTTGTTGAAGAATTAAAAGAAAATAAACTAAGCAAACTTTTAGAGGTTGGCTGTGGTAATGGCAGAGATTCTATCTTCTTTTCAAGGGCGGGAATGAATGTAACCGCTATTGATGTATCGCCAAGCGCAGTTGAGTTAGCGCAGGGCAATGCCGATAAAGAAAACATAACCAACATCAGATTCATGGTTGCCAATGTAGAGGAATTGCCCTTTGCGGATAATGAGTTTGAATCACTGTTTACCTTATCGGTTATACATTCAACTAATCTCGAAAAGACTATCCCCCAAATTGCCAGAGTAGTTAGAAAGGGCGGGTTAGTTTTTATTTACTTATATGCCGATACCGAATATGTAAGTGGGAAAGTAGAAAATCACATTACTGTAGATGATTTTACCACACTATTACACGATAACAAGTTTGAAATAATGGACTTCTACTCAGAACAAGAAGATGGGTTTGATGAGTACGGCGAAAAGCACAATATTCTAGTTACGCTATTGAGGCGATAATGGGAACTTGCACATGGGAAAAGAGAGACGGTAGATATATTTGCATGGCAAAGCATTGCCCTCATTGGGATAACGGCAACTGCTTAATCGGTAAGGTTACGCTATCTTGTGATAATGAAGAATGTATTTGGTATAATGACCACTTTTGTAAATGCATGGATGTTCACCTTGATGCTGATGGTAAATGCTTAGGGGCTAGAAATGCGGATTAGACAATGTGTAATTGATTACCGTAAACACCGCATTAAGGGCTTATCCGATGACCAGAAACGTCTACACTGGGAAGCCTATGCTAAGAAAACAGAACGTCAAGAAGAAATATTTAATAGGGTATTTGAATCTGTCTTTGATGACCAGAAGGATTATGTTATAGCTGAATTAGAAAGGACTGGACATTTACCAGTTCAATTAGACGATGATAAGACCGCCAAGAAATTCCACCCAGCTATAGAATTGGTTTATAATGCAGGATTTGAGGAAGCTATATAATGCCAGATTTAATGGATGAAGCAGCAAGAACATGGATAGCAGAACGGGCTATACTTTTAGCCAAGAACATTAACAAGACTACACTTGAGGCTATTCAAGCTGAGTTAATCGCTGGCAGGGCGGCTAATGAAACCATTACACAGTTATCTAAACGCATTGAGGGTTATTTTACTGGTAATGCAAAGGCAAGGGCAGCAATGATTGCTCGAACTGAAACTATAGCTGCTAACAATGAAGGCACTATACACAGACTGGAGACAATGGGGATAAATAAGTCTGAATTTTATGCTTCCCCAGATGCTTGCGAGCAATGTCTACCTTATGTTGGTATCTATCAGACTAGCGAAACTCATGGCATGGTTCCTGTTCATCCAAACTGCCGGTGCCAGATAATGGGATATATTGAATGAATGAATCAGATGTAACTATCATCTCACATCGCCAAGAAATAGAAGGCAAACTAACCGCTAAACTTGAAGATGCCATGAATAGAGTTGGGGTATTAGTACAGGCACAAGCAAGCAAAAACATAAAAGAGAATCAAGCTAAAAGCCCGTGGAGAAAAACAGGGCAAGTAGCATCTTCTGTAATAAATCAAACAGTCATTGAGAATAATAAAATCACAGCAGAGATTGGTATTCCGCAAGGCAAGGGTGAAAGTAACGGAACGCCAGTTGATAAGGTGGGTAAATACTTAGAACTGGGTACTGTCCATCATCCCCCTTATACTTGGCTCTTCCCTGCCGTGGAGTCTAATCGCCAGAATATTATAAACCTACTCAAAGGATAACCGGAGGTAATTATGGATAATGTATACAAGGTTCTTGAGAACTGCGAAGTTAAGAAAGTAGGTGAGCGTAAATACGAATTTATCGCCTCAACTGCTGACCAAGATAGAGACGGTGAAGTTATTGACGTTGCCGGATGGGACTTAAAGAACTTCAAGAAGAATCCCGTTATAATGTTCGCCCATGACTATCGTACCTTACCCATTGGCAGGGCCACCAAGATTGGTGTCCGTGATGGTAAGTTAGTCAACAATGTAGAGTTCCCACCTGAAGGCACTTACGAATTTGCAGACATTGTAGAGAGGCTTGTGGGTGCAGGTTTCCTCAAGACTGAATCAGTAGGGTTCATGCCCAAGAAGTGGGAGGATGGGGATGGTGGCGAGAAAACACCTAGGCGGACTTACACTAAACAGGAACTATTAGAAATATCTATTGTACCTGTCCCAAGCAACCCTAACGCCTTAATGAACGCAGTTAAAGAGGGAGTTATTACAACCAAACAGCTCAAGACTATCACTAATGAGATTGAAAAGACAGTTAGTTTTAGCGATGAATTAAAACGCAACCAATTAAATGACGCATTTTTCGGGATGCTAGACACATTGGTTACTTGTTATTTTAAGACTCTTGGCGATAAACAGGATGAAGATAAGGCAAAAACAATTAGAACACACGCTAAATCTTTTAACACTAATTTACTGAAATGGATTGAAGATGCTAATGAAGTCGGGTTATTTAATCAATCTGATTCAGGGCTTGATATGATGTTCTTCTCATTTAATGATTATCTGTCTAAAGTCGGGAAACAACCATCTAAGGGGTTGGATACCGAGATAAAGAAGCCTAGGGAT